TAATTGCGCCAATTTGGTCATGTTTACCGTGCCATCTGCTTTTAAGATGTCAGGCTGACCTTTTGAGTTGTTACTGCCTGGTGCGCCCATACCATTTGGTTTCGGCCAGTAATACGGCTTCTGCTCACGTAGAGACTCAACCCACTCTTTTGGCGATAATGCTGTCTGGCCATCTTTGCCAATAATCACTTCGCCGTTTTCATCAACAGCAACTGCTTTGCCGTTTTCATCTAATGCAAACTTTGATTTAGCTAAAAACGCAATGTCGCCAGTCGCCTCAGGTAATGCTTCAAGCTCAACAGCTGCTTGAATGATTTGCCCTTGGATTACTGAATCTTTGAACTTATTTGCATAAGCTTCAGCTTTATCGGCACGGTCTCTTTCGGTTTTAAGTACCTTTTCATGTTCTTCACGCATCTTCTCGGTACGCTTCTGGATCACTTCGGTAATTTTGCCTTCAGCAATTAGCTTGGCTTCTTCATCTTGATCAAGTTGAGCAAAGACTCTTTTGACGATTTCAGGGTCCATCCCTTCGAACTGATTTTGAAGTTCCTGAAGTTTTCGTTTTGCATCTTTCGCGGCATCACGCTCGCTTTGAAGTGCAGATTTGAGTCCTTTTGGATCTTCATAGCCGTCTAAATCGAGGCGAAACTTCCCGTTTTCCTCAACATATAAAGCGCGGTGCTCTTCTTTGATTGCATCAAGTGAATCAACAATAAATGGCAATGACATGTTCAAACCTCTCGTTTGATTTGGATAAAGCCTTATCTCAAGGCATTAAAAAAGCGCCCCTTAAGGCGCTGTATTTCGATTAGATAATTTATTATTTACCGACAGCTTGGCGAACAAATGCATCCTTGGCTTCGAGTAGCTTTCGTAATCCCGTTGATTTTTCAGGACCATCCGGCAAAAGTTCGTCCATTTGCTTAGCTAATTCACCAACTGGCTTACTAACTTTCTGCAAATGTTCTGGTAAATGATCATATTTAAAGTATTGCATAATAGGACTAGGCATATTTTTCTCACAAAAAAAGCACCCGAAGGTGCGATTGAATAAATAAATTGGGTTAATTAGAAATTGAGGTTTTAACTGTCACACCAGTTAGGAAGTGCTTTTCGGAACCTCCCAAGCATGTGGCACTAGAAAAATTGGCATATACATCTTGCACGTTTACGCCTGTATCTTTTTCAAATTTACTAATCAATTCAGCAATATAACCTGTTAGTGTTCTTTCTAACTCTTCTTTTCTCTTTACATATTCCGCAACTGATATTTCAGACATTTTTACTACCTTTCGCTACGTTTACTTTGTTAAAGGCTCTCTTGGCTCATCACCAACTAAGCGAACTCTATTCTTACCATAAGCCTCGAATGTTACGCTAATCGTTGTCGGTCCATCTTGAGCATCACTATTCATTTGAACCGCTTTTTGCCCTGCCAGCGGCATTCCAGTTTCTTCATCACACACTACTAAAAAGCCTTTTAATGTTGGGTGACGCTTAAGTACTAAATGTCTAACTCTTGATTCACTCATAAGCCAAACTCCATAGATGACAAAAGCGCCGTTTGGGCGCTAATATAGGTGAAAATTTTGTCTTAAGTGAGTTTAGGATTGCCAGTCATCGGCGATAATTACTCACAGTTAAATCCAGTTCCAACAAGGTCTTTTTTCAAATTTGAAACGAGAGTTTGTTGTTCCTGCTGTTGTCCACTAAGATAATTTTTATCTAGAGCCTCTGCACCATCTATAGATTTATAGAGCTCTTTAGATTCCTCTAAATTGTCTTTTAAAAACGTGGTGAGGTTTAGTTTCGCCTGAGCAGCTCTACATAAATTATTTTTAGCTTCTAAATCTTGAGTAGCCTGTTTTACTTGACCAGTTGTGGGATCAAAAGAATATGCATTTGCCATTGCTGACTCTAAAGCTTCAGACAATCGATCATATTCTTTAAGATATTTTTCACTTGGTTCAGCTAAACAAGAGATTGAGATGAGAGTAAGAGATATAAAAGCTATTGTTTTCATGTTGTATAAATTCTGATGTTTTAAAAAATATAACATAAGAAAAAATTACAGACCCAACTCTTTAAAAGCTTTTTCATCCAACTTTCTTAACTCATCTAAGCTATATAAACGTCCTTCAGGATCAAAGAACTTTTCAAAATCAAATTTCCCATCTTTATAGAGCTTAAAGCGCTTTGGTCCGAGCCATTCTTTTTGAAAGAAGTCATCTGTTTTCTTAAAGAACTCTCTGAATGTTGTATTGGCATCCAATTGGCCGATTAACTGGCTACGTTCATCCTTAGGAATATCCTTTACTCTTCGCTCATCCATTACAAATGGGCGCTCTCCGACTAATCGCCCATCTTTCTCGACGGGAACTAAGATGCTGCGGCAATTAGGATGCAACGGTGGCACACGTTTAGCAGGATCGTTTATCTCCCATACAGTGCCATCTAAAGATGCACATAGTTTTGATGTTCTTCCATCCAGCGTTGCAACCAATCTTACGTATTCAAATCCAATCTTATTAAAACTATCTAGATAAGCTTGATTGGCTACGTGACTACGGACTGTCCTTACAGTCCGATCGATATCAGACTTGCTGCTAGTTAAGATGCCATCCTCAAAATTGAGGCGCTTGTTACCACGGATCTGTTGGACAATTTGCTGATTAGTTTTGCCTGAGCTAATACCATCCCGAATTGCATATTCAACCTTTTGGCGGGCGCTTTCAGCTATTTTAGAAAGTAGTTCATCAACCAGTTCACCACCAACTAAAGGGATCTTCTTAGCAGCAGTAAAAAGCTTTTCACCGTTAGGCTTCTTAATCTTGCTTCCATAAAGCTTCGCCGTGTAATTAGCTTCATAAACAGCTAAAGCTGTTGCTGAAACGGCGAATGCTTCAGGTAATGAAGTATTAATTGCCGTAAACCAGTGAGAGATTAAATCCCGAATCTCTTTTAGGTTTGTTGTTGTGTACTGACCGCCTACAAGTGCCACCTTTTCAGAATCATTTAACTCATCTAATAAATCCCGAAGCTTTGCCAGCATCAAAGCCGACTCATCATTGAAGATTGTTAATAATTCATTAACTGATTGCGAAGAAGCTCGGTATAAATACGCTTGATGTTGAGTAAGAACTTCAATCAAGGATTTTTCAGTATCTGAAGCCATTTAACACCTCTAAAGCGGCATGCTATCTCGCTCACCTTCAACCCGTTTCAACTCTTCCTTGAAATCATGAACTGGTAGCTTTCCAGTAGCGATATATTCCCAATATGTCTGGAACGAATTTTTTCCAGCAATAGCACCTTCATAAAGTTGTTTAGCAAGATTGATATCGTATTGTTGAACGATAAACTCTGGTTCTACCGTGAATGCATATTTAGATGAATCTAGCTTTAACCACTGGGCTGCATATTTAATGGACTGCTCAATAGCAGCAGCTGCACACATCACAATACTGTGTAAGCTTGCTTGCTGGTCATCCTGACGGGCACGGCGCGCTTCACCTGATTCCTGTGTATTCGTATCAACAACCTTTGCACCAGCTTCTAATGCTGCATTCTTTTGCGCATCCATTTCACTCTTAGTAAGTTCAATACCATTACCTGAAATTTCTAAATAACCGCATTGTGAGTCCTTAGGAAGACTCCAGACAGCCATCACACCAGTAACACTAATATCGTCATCGTCTTCATCCCCTTCTAAACCATTAATCCAAGGCTGAGGATGTGCTGTATGGTGAAGTGACTGAAAGTAATCCGCACTAAGCTGGTAACTCTTAAGAGCTGCTTTCGCCATAGTCAAAAGAGGAATAGTTCCAACATTAGTGGAATTATCCGTGGTACCGCAGAATACAAAAGGTGTGAATGAAAGCTGATTGCCGCCAAGATCTGGAGTTTTATCTTCGTCATTAGAGCCATCAAACAAACGGACAGTTAAAGCACCTTCCTGCATAGCCAAAACGCGGTGGACCGTTTTCGTATCATGTCCAAACTCGTCTTCACTATTATCAAACTGCTCCTCGAGCACCAATAGCTTCAGATCCTTACGACCACCAATACTGTTTTCCTTCCAGTTAATAATCGATAAGGCATCATATAAGGCGAAGTATGGAACGCCTTTAGAATCGACATCTACAAGTAAACCACAGCGGCCATATTCCAATAACTCTAAGCAAATACGAATAAAGAGCTGTTTTAAGCCAAATCCGTCATTCGTAGCGTTCTCTACCAAGCCCTTTAAAAGAGAACTTTCAATTACGATGTTTGGCTCAAGCTTTGAAACTAAACCAATCATCGTGCGAAGAGAGTCTTGAACCCATAGAGGATACTGAGCGCGGCTTAGATAAGCTTTATATATCTCACCAGTCTTATCGCCCTGTTTTTCGGCCTCAATCATGCCAGCAGATTTAGCAAGATACTTGGTTTGTTCCTGTTTGATTTGCTCTTCGCCAGCAACGGCGTCACGCATAATCTGCCAGCTTTTTTGTGCAGCAATATACTGCGGATGTTTATCAGTAACTGCCATAAAAACACCAATAAAAAAGCACCTGTAAAGGTGCGTTGTTTAAGACATCCCTCGTATCTTTCGCATTCCCATTGATTTTTTATCAATCGGAAATAGATAAGCGATTGGATAGGTTCCTGCATCATTCATATGGTCAAATCCTGACTTTTTATCAGGCTGCCCATAATCATCATAAATTTGACGCTCTAAGCATTTAGCGAAGTGCGGGCATTTGGTTACGTTCACGAAGAGTCTGCGCTCAGATAAGGTATTACAGAGCCTGCTGTTCATTGAGTTGATACGGTCTTTAACCGCAGGGTTTCTACTATTCACAAGGACTTTAAATCCTGCTTTTCTGAGTAAAGCTAGATCCGTTTCACTTGCATTGCTCGACTTACGATTCTCACCTGAAGCATCGGGATAAATAGCAATTTCATGATCAGGATATCGTTCCTGAATGGACTCAATCATTGCTGGTGTATCAAAAAGATTTACGAACTCATCAACAGCATGCATTTGTTCCCCACGGCGAACATATACAACAGCAGCCATTTTGGTGACGTTAAAGTCCATCCCGATATGAAGTACATCATTTACTTGAACTGTTTCAGTTGATGCACTCAATAAGCGATTAAAGCAATAGAAGATAACCCCTTGGTAACTTTCAAAGCTTGCCTCATATTCCTGGCTAAATGTCTTAGGATCCATCTTGCGCTTAGCAACAATGATTTCAGACTCAGGAATATTCCCCCCCTGAAGGGATGTATAAGAAAAGCTTTTACAATCCGGTTCGTGCCCGGGCTGACCATCCATGAATGTGTCGTAACAATGGTTAAAGCCTTTAGGTGTTCCAATCCTTAAAACATGGCCACCGACTCGCTGTACGCCGTTAACTACGTATTTACAAGTTGAAAGCATTGGGCGAAGTACTTCTTCCCATGCCGCCCATTTACAATCGGCCCATTCATCAATAATTAAGAAAAATAAGCCAGATCCACGCAAGTCATCATAATTGTCTAAACCTACAACACGGATAACATGGCCACTTCTTAAAGTGATTGAACATTCAGTCTCATTTGGCTTGCCAGCTCGCCAAGATGCTGGAATAGCCTGCTTTAATCGCTTCCAGAAAACCCGCTTAGCTTGCTTAAATGTAGGTGCTGCATACCAAATCTCATCCTCGACAGAAACATTCCATTTAGCTGCCAATCTTGCAGCTCTACGCATTTCCGCCTTGGCTAAGAAAGTCTTACCAAAACGTCGACCGCAAACAGCATCACGAAATCGAGCTTCTACTTGCCAGCCCCACAAATAAATATTTGCCTGCTTTGGCGTTAATTGAACTGAACCTTCAGGAGGATTAAAGAATTGGCTCATTTGGTATCTCCTCATCAGGATTCAACACAAGTTTGTAATCCTCATCAGGTGGGCGATACTCTGGCGGATTCACTTCACGCTGTAACTTCTGTAGCTCAAGCTTTTTAATCTCAAGCTCTACTTCAGCTTTTGTTTGGCCATCTTTAGGATTTTTACCTGTATTTACCTGTTCAGCTTTCTTGTCATAAAACCCTTTCACGATCTTTTGCATTTGGTCCACAATCTTAATTGTCATGGTCACGTTATTTTTTTTGGTAAAAAGTAGATCGCTTAAAATTTTTAACTGAACAATGTCATTAGCCCCACTAATGTTATGAATTGGCTGTTTGAGATATTCCTCTCGTGTACCATCAAAAATTTCCTTGAACTCTTTCCTTAAATCACGACCAGCAACTTTGGTTGGGTCATATGCTTCTACCTGCTGAGGTGACACATCGATGTTGTAATTTTCCTTGATGGCCTTAACAACTTCGGTGGGTGTCATGAACTGCGCAAGTGACCTAACCACAAACAGTTGCTCGGCTTTTTTAAGCTTCGCCATAATTCAAAATCCATCAAGGCTCATCAAGGAAACAAGTCAAAAAAAAGAGCCAAACGGCTCAACTTATTAAACATGTTCCACAGCACTTGGAAATATTTACATCTGATACAAACGGCGCTTGCTTCGCCACTTCTAGTAGGCGCTTTACGCTTTCATCCGCTCCCCATCTTTTTACTACACCAACAAACTCTTCAACGTCATGGCCAGCTAAATAGTGTTTTGGCAAGCCAGTCATATCACTATAAAGTGGCTCACCATCCCCATCTCGCTCAACGCCAATGTGGTAAAGCTCATGTTCGATTAATGCGCAAAAGTCTCTATCAGTAGCTTGGTCGCAATAACTAGCATCAATTGTTATGAGGTAAACCGGCACAAATCCAAACCAATCTCGCATCTGCTGCTCTTGACGAGCTTTCTTCCATCCACCTTGATTGAAAATGACCTTTTCGCATTGACCTAGAACCATGCGTTTTTTAGCTACACATGCAGATGATGCCCATGCACAAGCTAGAAACTCTTCATTATCATGAAGCAGCTCAGCAATGTGGTCGTGATCAGGGTTATGCAGTGGTCCACCAATAGTTAAAAAGTTTGTAATTATCCAGTTCATTAAACCTGTTGCGGGAGCCATTCTAATAGCCTCATCCTCTTCAGCTTTGTCAATCAACTCCTGTGGAGGGAATGGTCTGATCTGTTCCATCTTCAATTCTCGCTAATTCACTTTTTATCCAATTGATTGCATAACCGGATTCAATTTGATGAGGTTCAAGGCGTTCAAATTTATAACCCTTATCTAAAGCAAGATCATACTTACACAGGGAATTTGCTATCTTTCTTCCACCTCGACCAACCGACCACGGGCTTCCAGCGATTTCTAAAAGAAGACCTAACTTCACAATATAAAAATCAAATCGCCAATTTTTAGTTGATTCAAATTGAAATTTTCGACGATATCCAATTCGATGTTCTTCTAGCTCTTGAAATAGGGTTTCTTCGGCCTCTAAATACTTTTGTGTAGCCTTAGGCAATGGTCGGCTTTTAGGTTTTGTTTTTGGCTCTTTTTTTCTTGTTAGCCAGAAATAATCTTTGTCATCCATATTTCACCCATAAAAAACCTAGTTTCGCGGGCCTTTTTTAATTTACCTCTGCACTGTAATTATCTTTAATAATCTGTATTTCTAAATTAATATCCTTTAAGACATCTAATTCTTTCCTCATATGCAAGGACATTTCTACGGCTAGCTTTTCGATTTGTAATATCTTGTTTTGAATTTCACCTTCTGGAATACCATACTGCATAATTTCTTCATGTAATTTAAATATCTTTTTAAAACCCACATCAAATTCTTTTTTTGTCTCTGAACTACAAACAATACATGCTTTGTTATAAGAAACTACTAAATTTAATAAGTTTTCCTGTATTAGACTTTCTAACTTATTTGAACATAAATCTCTCTTATTCATATTGATGAATAAAATGAATATGGAATACTTTTCAACCAAATCAAGATAAATCGTCAATCGAGCTTCTGCTATTTTTTCGGATTTCTGGAATGATTTTGTTCGAAAAAAAGTTATCAGAAATGTGATTGCCAACCCAATTACACCGATGGAGGCCGCTAAGACTTGTGCAAATGCTTCTGGTTTTCTCCAAATTTCATTTAAAATATCAAGCATATGAAATTACACATTGTTTATATTGAACTTAATATAAATTATACCAAATCTTTTTATACTCCAACTCCTGTACAATTTGTATATGTCACATCATGATTAATTACTAATATGAATAGCGTTATCCATTGGCTTACAACTTACTCATCTATTATTCAAACGTTTTGCGCTGTACTAGGTTTAGTTATTGGTCTATTTGCGCTTTTGTTTGCAATACATCAAATAAACATTTCTCAAAAACAAAGAGAATTTCAACTCACACATGATTATATATATGACAATACAAATATTTTAATTCAAATTGAAAATATCGAAACTCGAATCCAACTCACAAAAATCGAAATCAATGAATCCATCGATGAGCAAGATGATGAAGATATAAAATTTAAATTATTAAATAAGATTCAGGATCTTGATGATTTATTACCAGATTTAATAGAAATAAAAAAATACTTCTCTGAAAAAACGAATAATATTTTTCTAAATAAAGTTAAATTAACTATTGGACAATTAGAGCAAACTCTAACTGAGCGCATGAAAGCTTTAAACTTTATTGCAGTTGCGAATAGATCAGTTGACAAAATCATTAGAATTAATGATGCAATGATTAAACTCGCAGTTATCACAAAAAAGATTGAAGCAGAACAAATTCAGATTTTAGAAAAATTAGCCAAGATAGAAAGTCTAGAAAATGACTCACCTCTTTAAGTTAGTAGGTCAGGTTAATTTTTCTCATAACTTCGTTTTTATCTTTATCAATTGACTCTCAACAAACGCCCTCCGAAGAGGGCTTTTATTAATCCAAGTCATATCCTAAGTTATCTGATAATTCCCAACATTCTTCCAATCCGCTTTTAATCTCATCCACGGGCATATCTTTAGCAATATAGAAGTATTTCAACTCACCATTTTTCTTAAGGATTTTTAGTTGGTATTTCTGGTATTCAGTAGAGATGGTATAGGTTATTACACTTCCTTGATACGTTGGAGGAGTTCGAGGAAGTTCTGCTTCAAACTCCCAATCCAATTCATATTTTCTTATGCTATTAAGTACTTCCTTAACTTTTCCATGTCTAACCCCACCAATACATGCAATCTTCATCTTTTATACTCATTAAGTTTTTGAGCATTGATTAAATCATAAATTAATAATTCTTAGTATGTAGGATCATCAGGAGATCTAAAAAACACCCATCTCTTAAGATGCATATATTTGAATGAATCCTATTATTCTGTGGACTGCTTTATTGCTCTCCAGTAATACAAAGCTCCACTCAATCAATGGATCAAGTGGAGTTCAAATTATTTTTTATTAACTATTAGACAGCAGGAATCACTGTAATAGACGTTGGAACTACTTCATTGCTATTTTGACAAATTAGCGTGAAGTTAAAATAAACATCTTCTGCAAATGCAGTAATTGTTTGGTTATAACGATGAATCTCAGTTAAACCATCAACTGAAGTAATCACATGCTCAACTTCAGTTGCAGACACATATTTCATTGAATACTTAACTGGTAAGTTTTGCGTTTGGAACAATGTATCTAGCAATGAAAAGAAGTCATTAGTTCCATCAACTGTATTGTTATAACCAATTTGTGAGCTACCTGAATCATAACTATCGAAAGTGGTCTGTAAGCGAGCACCACTATGTACATTACCAGTAGCACTTAAGAAATTCTCAGCTACAACTTCAAGCGTATCACCAATATTAGCTTTAGTAGCTGCATGGTAGCCGTACATGATAAATGGGGCTTCAGGAGTTCCAAAATCTAAAGGCTCACCTACTGGAGTTAAAACATCATTAGCATAGGTGCAGTTATCCAAATACCAATCCGATGCTGGAGGATTTGGAAGACTAGTTACACCAATAACCGTGAAGCCAGGTAATGCATTAATTGCTTCTACATTACTCAACACTTGGTCGTAGCTAGTCGAATCGTCAATCTTGACCAGTACTGTATGACCAGCTGGTAAGGTTGTAGATGTTAAGGTTTCGATTGTTGCTTGCTTTGGAGTAGTAACCATTAAGGTTTCCTCATAAAAAAAGCCCTATCATTTATTGATAAGGCTTGGGTGGTAGAAACTGGAAAATAAAAAGCCCCGCCAATAATAGATATTTAGCGGGGCTTCAAATGCCGTGATACTCTCGGCAAATTTAAAAATAAATATTAAAAAACCCGCTTCTAAAAAGAAACGGGTTATAAAAACAAAAAACTTTCAGCGCAGTATTTGATATAAATGCTACACTTTAATAAATGTATTTACAATATACCTTAACTTAATATTTTGGGTTTCTTAATATTTCTAATACCTTATTAGACATTTCGTGAAGATTAGAGCCAACTGGCAACCAGAATTGATAATTGATGTTGTCGCGGTTATAAATCTGTTTGTAGTACTCAGTTTTAAAGAATGGATCGATATCAGAAGCTTTAAGTAGCTTTCCTTCTTTATCTATCTCTTGCCCATCCAGTTCGCCACCCACACAGATATTCATTTTACTTACCAGTTTAAATTAGACTGGACTATAGCATAATCAATAAGCAACTTATGGAGACTTTGAAGGTTTACTTAATACCTTTGATTTTTAATAAAAGATTTTGCTGTTCTTTTCGCAAATCCTTTACCTTCTTCAATTTCTCAAGATAGAAAAAATCTCTCTCTAATGCTATTTCTACTGCTACTTCTTCCTTTAAATTACCATGCTCATCAAGGTTTTCAGGATTTTGTTCTGGAAATTCTAAATAATATTCTTCTAAATCCATAAATCATTTCTATAAAATATTTCAGATAAATATATCATAGCCAACAAAAAAGCCCATCATCAGATGAGCTTCAATACCAGTGAACTACATACACTTCGAACACTATAACACGAATATGCCATACCCCGTATTTACAGTCAAGAAGATTGATTTTCCACTACTACGATCTTTATAAATTTATCAATTGTAAAATGTGGATAGCGAGATTTAACAAAAGCCAAACCGCATTTAATGTCCTGCTGTATTTGTGAACCATAAGTATCATTACTTTTTGCGATGTCTCGAATAGACTCACCCATTACATAA